GCAAATCGTCGCGGCGCACCGTTCGACGACGGTGGACAACCGCGGTTACCTGCTGGTTTTCAATAATAATTTGCCGAAACAACATTTCCGGATATAAAGTGTGATGCCTTTTCTCGAAAGTCCGTTATACTTGCTTCTTGTGTGTGTTTTTTCTTAAAATCAGTCGGTTGTCAATGACTTCCTTTTTATTGACGTGGGTAGATATATTGGTTAATATTGCTTAATGCTTATTAATATTGTTGCTATTTTGTTACTCGTAATAATATGTTTTGTTATCTTTGCAACAATAATTGCCAACTATGAAAACCGCGAAAATAAAAGAACCCGTAAAGATTCGGTGTAAAAACCTGGCCGGTGGCAACAAGTCCATATACCTCGACATTTATCAGAAGGGGCGCCGTAAATACGAATTTCTTCAATTGTATCTTATCCCGGAAACATGTCCGGGAGATCGGGTCAGAAATGAGCAGACTCTCGCTGTGGCGAACGCGGTGAAGGCACAGCGTATTGTGGAAATGCAAAATATTGCGCATGGATTTTCGCCTGCAAAATCCCGGTCGAAATTGTTATTGACGGACTTCCTGGCGAATGAGCAAGATCACTATTACCAAAAGGATAGCCGTTCCTACGGAGATCTTGTTGGGATAATGGCTGGGCATATCAGGCACTATGCCGGAAACAATGTTTTGCTTCGAGATGTAGACCGCAAATTCATAGAGGGTTTTATATCGTATTTGCGCCGGATCCGCCGCAAAAATGGGGAGCTGTTGAGCGAATCCACCCAGAACCTATATTTAAGGGTGCTGGGTGTGGTTTTAAACCGGGCTGTCCAAGACGACCTGATCGATAAGAATCCCGTTAAGAACATTTCCCTGGAAGATAGGCCGCAGGCAAAAAGCAAGGGCCGCGAATTTTTGACATTAGATGAAGTGCGCAAACTGTCTTCTGCTCCATGCCCTCATGAAGGGTTGAAGCAGGCATTTTTGTTTGCGTGTTTTTGCGGATTGCGTTTGTCTGACATAAACGCCCTTTCCTGGGAGAACATCCGCGAAATGAGTGACGGGATGATGCAAATTGAAATTATCCAGGAAAAGACCCGGGAGGAAGTGCATATTCCGCTTGGGGAGAATGCCCTGGCATTATTGCCTCCCAAAACCGAAGACAGGGGCTTATTATTTAAGTTACCCCATAGGATAACGATGTATAAATACCTGAACGATTGGGCAAGAAGCGCGAAAATAACCAAACACCTCACTTTTCACGTAGCCAGGCATACCTGTGCTACTATGTTATTGACATATGGTGCAGATATTTATACGGTTAGTAAATTACTGGGGCACGCAAACGTCAAAACAACCCAGATCTACGCAAAAATCGTGGATGAAAAGAAGTTTGCAGCTGTGAATTTGATCCCCACTTTATAACAACCGCCTCGACCAAAATCGAGGCGGTTGCGAGCAATTTGCGCCATGCCTAAAATTTACAAGACAGGGAAAGTCCGGCGCCATTATCCTTTATAACCCAATTCTCCGCAACTTTTATTCCATCGATATATTCTTTATGCAGCCCTGTTAAAATAACGATTATGCCCGCCAGGGAAACGCCAGCACACGAATAATATATGATTCGCTGCGTGTCTGCGTAGTCGTTATCATATGTATTTTCAGCTTTTTGGGATAAAATTGCATTCGATAACAAGGCAGCAGTTACCGATCCTCCGATCAAACAAGAGCCCACCAAGGTGTTTGTGGAATGTAATTTCCATTTATACAGACGATTGGTGCCTGTGGATGGGTTCGCTCCGCGAAGCGCGTAATATCTAGATGGAGATATACCATACATCTGCTTAAACTCTTTTTTGCTGACATATTTCCCGGTTTTTATATCTAGATATCGGGTTTCTGTTATTCCGGGAATATCCGTGCGAAATTCTTTTTGGAATAGATGTTTATCCTGCCCCCAAACAGATAAGCTAATTAAGACCGATGCAATTAATAAGACAATTTTTTTCATTTCAGTAGGGTTTTATTTGTTTTTACGTTTTATAGTGTGCTTTAATTTTAATACGGCAAAGTTCAATTCGATCTCTGTTTCCGTGTCCGTCGTCTGCATATCCTCACCGAAAAGATCGGCCATGATTTCGCCACTTTTCTGCATTAGTGTCTTTTGCTTAAATTCATCGGGATTGGTCGACATTTCACCAATAGTGCGGGATAACTCCCGGAGTTTGGCAAATGTCTCGATAATCGCAAGGGTCGTCTGCGTAGCCCGCTCACTTTTCATGATTGTCGCTAGCATATAGAGGCCTTTTTCAGTGAATGCCTTGGGTGTTACGGGCGACTTTTTCAATCCTTGCAAGTGGTCGAAATTTTCGACTACATACTGTTTTTCAGATTGTTGCAGCTCAAATATATATCCATCCGGGAACTTCTCGGGGTTATTCCGGACTGCTTCATTTACCCGTTTTGTTTCTACTCCGTAGAGTTCTGCTACATCGGCATCCAACAGGATATCTTGATCGCGAAGTCGCACAACCTTGTCGCGTACATCGCTGAATTTAATAATTTCCATCCTATATCACTCCAAATCAACACTCCTTTTTGCCTAATCGTAGTGTGAAAATGTTTCCTTTCTCGCTAATTTTCAGCGTATTTGGCCTTGATTTTGTAGGGGGGGGGAAATTCGTGTTCCAACACCATCAATGCCGTGCAATCGCTCGATGATGCCTATTAGCCGGGCATTTTGAGCAAGTGCTTCGCGGGTTAGGCTTTGTTCTTCTGCCAATGCCTTCAAAAAATCGTTTGCATTCATATCCTCTGATTGTTGGTTAGTATTTTCAAAATCCGTAGAAACCGATTGATCTTTTAGCATATTACCTTTCCCGGTCAATAACCATCCAATATTTAACTCGGGAAAGGATTTTGCAATTTTAGATTGGGCGACTGGCCCAATACTATTTACTATGTTGTTTACATAGCCTCTTGATAAGCCTGCAATGCTTGCAAAGCTGACCTGCCCAATCTTTTTATAAGATAAAAACTGTGTTAGTCGATCTTTAACTTCCATTATATCAATTAGTTTATATGGATATTTTTTTTATAAATTATATCTATGTAAAAACTATGTAATTATTTTTGTTGTTACATAATAACTATGTATATTTGCACAAGCCAACAAGGCAATAAGCAAATATAAATAAAATAATCCAAACAAGGCGCCCCTGCTGTGTGTTTTCATAGTAATGTAGGTTTAAGGGTGTGTTATCGATGCGGGGGGCGCCTTTTTACGACGATCAAATTTCAACTATATGGCAACAACGAACAAGAGTAGCCGCAGGCAGCAATTAATCAATCTTGAAATCGGCAAAAGCCTGTCGTTTCCGCCGTCTATCAGATCGGCAGTTAAATCACAGCTGAGTGAACTGAAGTTCTCCACGGGACAGCGTTACAGCGTGGCCTCTTCTCAAGAAGGGATTATCGTAACCCGCATTTCGTAATACTGCAATATGCCCACCCCGATCGACAGGCAAAAAATGAAGTTGAATCTTTAATCGAATGATAATATGGCCGAACAACAGATACTGGATGAGATCAGGCGATTGGAGCTTTTGGTGTTAGGTGCAGGCAAACCCCTCCTGACATCCGAAGAAGCTGCGGCATATACGGGATGCGCACCATACACCATCAGGGAGATGGCTCGCAGAAAAGAGATACCTCACTATAAAGATCGGGGAGGACGTAAACTGCGCTTCCTTAAAAAAGATTTGGATGAATGGATGCAGTATACTCGAATAGCATCTACCCATGAGCTGGAAAGCAAAGCGGTAAAACACACCACCAGAAAAAGATACTAAAAAACAAGGGCCGCTTGCAATCATAAAGCGAATTAGTTTGACAGCCATTCGTGGCTGGCGGCCCTTTTAATCTGATTATCTGTATGAATCGCGAAATAGCAGTTGTCGACATCGACGGGACGCTGTGCGTCGTCGGCGACAGACGAAAATACATGGAGCAGAACGATCCGGATTGGGAATCGTTCTACCGCGATGACTTCAATGACCTGCCGATACGTACGGTGTGCGACTTCGTACGCCAGATGTCGAGGCACTACGATATTTTCTTCTGTACATCACGGCGCGAAACAGTACGCCAGAAGACACAGATATGGCTTCAGCAGAACCTCTTGCTGTCGCCGAAAGACTATACGCTGATTATGCGTCCGAACTCCGACAACCGTCCGGATGTGGTTTCCAAAATAGATAGTTTCACCCAAGAAACCACCGAATACGAGCGCTCTCATGTGGCCTTCGTCCTTGAAGACAGCCTGGCTATGGCGCATAGATGGCGAGAACTCGGCTACCGGTGTTTTCATGTTCAGTAATGGTTATGGAGTACAAGGAATTTTTTTTTGAACTGCGCTCGAAGGGCATCTACATCGAGCAGGGCTGCTCCCGATTCATCGTTGGCTACTACGAACAAGCGCAGTTGAAATACGCCACGGCAGTACAGTGGGTGCGCGACCAAGGCGGACATATCCCGACCATGGAGCAGGCACTTATTCTCTGCGAGCATCGACGCGAAATCAACGAAGCGCTGCTTGCAGCAGGACAGAAGCCCATTAGCGAGGAGTACTTCTGGTGCCGCAGGCAGCATGCCATAAAGCAGGGCAGCAACTATATCGTGCGGATGTACAACGGTTATATAGATCAGTGCAGTCGCGATTATTACAGCGCAGCACGCGCTATTATTCCTGTGAAATGATGGAAGGATGGATTAAGATACACCGAAGTCTTCTGGACTGGGAGTGGTATCAGGACACGAACTGCGTCCGCCTTGCGCTTCATTTTCTTTTGAAGGCGAATTACCAGCCCAAGAAGTGGAAAGGCATAATCATCGACCGCGGACAATTGGTAACCACCAGAGGACAGCTGTCCGAAGAGACAGGACTTTCGGAGATGCAAATACGCACCGCGATAGACAAGTTGGATAATTGCGGGTTTATAACCAAGTCGGGAACACATAAATACACTATCATAACTATCTGTAATTATGACTTATACCAGCAATCGCAGGATGGTTGCGACAATGGTTATCAACCAACAGATAACCAGCAAATAACCAACGAACAACCAGCTGATAACCAGCAAATAACCACAACTGAAGAAAATAAGAATACCAGAAGAGAAGAATATAACACACACACAGTAATTCCTATGAAGGGGGTTGTAGGGGGAAACGCCGCAGAGCTGGTGCAGTGGATACATGAGAACGTTCCGACCATCGCCTCAATGGCGGAGCCTATCACTGAAACGAATGCCGTGTGGATGCTGCGCAAATTTCACGTCGAAGATATCCGAAGATTGATATTCACAATGCACAGCAAGGGGGCTCACCTGAATAACACGAATGCTTACGCCACGTTCGTGACTTATGCCAAGCTGGACAAATCACTCAAAGAGCGTTCCGGAGTGAAATATTACACCTACGACGAAGCTATGCCCCAAGTCTACCGACTGGGCGGACGAATAGAGGATCACTTCGCGCAAGAGATGGTTAACGGGCAACGGTTATGGCGCAGAAAACACTTCGAGGAGACCAAATACAAGGCTACGAATGGCTTGGCAATGCCTCTGAATTGATAAGCATTTGGAGCGCGTGAATAAAGTTTTGCAGTCACGCCAGTCCCCTCAGTTAACCTTTAACGAACGATAAAATGAAAGTCATAGTAACCTTTTCGGGTGGGAAAGACAGCCTTGCGGCGTTGTTGTGGACACGCAAGCATATCACCAAGAACTTTACGACCGTATTTTGCGATACGGGCTGGGAGCATCCGCAGACCTACGAGTACATCAACCGGATCGCGGATAAACTCCACTTGGATTTGGTGACGCTCAAGTCGAAGAAGTACGACGGGATGGTCGATCTTGCCCGGCAGAAAAAGCGTTGGCCCTCGACGCGGGCGCGGTTCTGCACGCAGGAATTGAAGACGAAGCCCTGTATCGACTACGTGCTGGACGAGGTGCAGGACAATATGCTGATGATACAGGGCATCCGGGCAGCAGAATCGGCCAGCCGGGCGAAGATGTCGGCGCAATGTACGTACTTCAAGTACTATTTCGAGCCTTACGGTTACGACAAAAACGGCAAGCCGAAAAAGCACACTTATCGGGGCAAGGAGGTACGGGCATTCCGGGAGAAGTTCGCCGACGATTTGCTTCGGCCCGTGTTCGACTGGTCGGCGCAGCAGGTGATTGATTACATACTGGCCGCAGGTTTGGAACCGAACCCGCTCTACAAAATGGGCTACAAACGTGTCGGTTGCTGGCCGTGCGTGATGGCGAATCAGCGGGACATCCTCAATATTGCCCGGCAATCCCCGGAGCGTATCGACGAGATTGCCACCCTCGAACAAGAACTGCCGGGTACAGCATTGGGGAGCGATCCACTTTGTAAGGTTTTATTAGATTATGAAGTCGATCCCGCCACGGTCGGCCAGTACACGGGGCTGAAAGACAAGAACGGCAAGGAAGTTTGGGAGGGAGATATAATTCAATATAAGAGTTATGCGGCAGGTAGAAGATGGTGGAGAACAACGGAGGAAATACCCGAAATAGAAAGGGAGGTTCAACAACAACGTGACGAATATGTGACTAAGCGGGGCGTGTGCGAATATTCTGATGGGTATTTTAGCGTAGATGGCATCTTTTTATTCTACGTGAAAGTTGGGGAAAGAATCCGCACTTATAAATGTACTTCGTGTGATGTAGAGGAGCGACAATGGGATTTCGAAGTAATCGGCAACATCCACGACACCCCGGAATTACTTAAAACTGAATAACCATGCAGAAGATAATGTTTAACGACCGCTATGGACTGACGGATGCGGTCATTGACTATATAAAAAACAATACGCGCCGCATCGAGGGAGGTGAACAATTTCAACGGGCTGCGACCTCGGCCGAAGACTTCACCTATGAGGAAGCCACTGGCTGTATCGTAATGTGCTGTCAAGGAATTGAAATTTTTCGCCATAAATGCCGCTACAAGGTCGGCGAGGTCGTGGCCGTGGCGCAAAGTTATTACCATGCGTTTTCGCCAAGATGTGACATTCCTGTATATGGCGCGGATAGAACACCTGGCTGGCGAAACAAACTGTTTGTGCGAGCCGATTTGATGCCCCACCAAATCCGCATCACCGGAATCAAGTGCGAGCAGTTGCAGAGCATTTCGCACGATGACTGTTTTCGCGAGGGCATTATCGAATCGTGGTACGAATCCACAGATACCACCACGTATGGGTTTGTCGACGAGAAAAAGGGAACAGCCGTTGAATTTGACACTCCCCGCAAGGCCTTCGCCGCACTAATCGACAAGGTGTCCGGCCGTGGAACGTGGGATCGGAACCCGTGGGTGGTGGTTTACGAATTTGAATTGGTGAAATGAGCGATTTGACCTGTCAAATAGTCACCCGTAAAATATATGCTTACGTGGCTGAGATATACGGGACGCCCACGTTTTGGGATGACAAGTGGTGTCTTATGGTTTATGTACTTTGGCGGGATAATGGATGCCCAATACGCGAAGGAATGGTATTAAAGTTCGACACTAAAGAAGAGGCGGAACGGGTGAAAATCGGGACGATAGCGAAGAGTAAAACACTTTTCGAATTAGTAAAATAGCAATGAGATGGCTTACTATATTACAGAACCTTTAGGTGGCAGCGATGATGTAGTTGTGTCGGTTTATAAGAATACGGGCGAATATGTTGGGAATATCATTGTTGACAGATATAAATGGAGGATGTCATCCGACGAGGAGACCCGATACAGCATCGGTCAGTTTAAGGCCGAAAATGCCGAGAGTCGCAATCCGAGTTACGACTGCGGTGAGAAT